TGATCGAGGAATGCGCTGCATTTCCAAACGGCGATTACGACGACCTTGTGGACTCTACAACACAAGCTATCATGCGCTTCAGGCAGGGCGGATTGATTCAACACCCTGAAGATTATCTCGATGAACAAAAAGACCCTAGACCGAAGGTATATTACTAATGGCACAAAAAATTGGAACGATCGCTTACAACCTTGCAAGAGAACTTCTTGTTAAAGATAAAGGTGGTATAGCTACCCTCCCGCAAAACAAAGATATCCTAACAAAAGTTCAAGATATATTTCAAATGTTAAAAGCTGGTGGATACAATCCTGTTTCAGCAGAGAGAGATATTAAAAATACAAAAGATTTAAAAAGAGTTTTAACTGACGTAGAGATGAAACTAACGATGGAGAAAGATCTTAGACAAAAATCTTCTGAAGGTATAGAGCAAGTTTTAGATAAAATGGATAAAGGCGTGCCTTTAAATCCTGGTGATCAAGCTAAGATAGAAGGAGGTACACCAGATAAAGTTTTAGATGCGTTCAAAGGTTTTACACCTAGAGTTATTCAAGGTGGTAAGTCAGAGGGTATAGAAAAATTATTAAAGTCAGGTGATGTTACTGTAGGCACAGCTCCTAAGACAACTAAAGAAACAATTGAGAGAAAATCTATAATTGATCCTAAACTTACTGAAGAAGAAAATATTAAAAAGATTATGGAAGAGAATAAAGCTGCTGCAAAAAGATTAGAGGATAAAATGAAAGACCCTGATAAAAAAGCAGAGGGTGGTATTGCAAGAGTAGGAATGTTTGCAGGTGGACCACCTTTTAGAAGACTATTACAATTTTTAAATCAACAAACAGGTAGGACAGGTTCAGAGGGTTTAAAGAAATTAAAATTACCTGATCAAATGAAATTTTTTGCACAGAAGCAAGGGTTTGATCCTGATCAAAACAGAATAGAATATATTGAACAAGTTTTAGAGGCATTAAAAGCAGATAGAAAATTAATAAGAAGTTTAGAGTCAGATGCCCCAAGCGCCGTTACAGGCAAAGCAAAAGATGAAATGGAACTCATAGCAGATAAAATGTTTACAGAAAATTTTTTAGGTGACACACAAAAAGGAAGATTTAAAGGAATGACATCAAAAGATTATGATAAAAGTATTTTAGAAGTAGAGACTATACTTAAGAATTTAAAACCTGAAGGTAGAAAGCCTAATGCAGAAGGCGGTTTGATGAGATTAGGATTTGAAAAAGGTGGACCAGAAAGCAAAGGACGAAGAACTTTTTTAAAAGCTGTTGCTGGGATAGCATCAATACCTATTCTAGGTAAATTTTTTAAACCTGCAGCAAAAGTTGCAGAAAAAGTTGTGCAACTTAGAAACACCACAACAGAGATGCCTGCATGGTTTCCAAGCTTTGTAGATAAAGTTATGTCTAAAGGTGTGGGTAAAAAGATAGATGCAGACATTATGCAATATGAAGTGAAAGAATTACCAGGTATAAAAGTTTACAAACATGATGATGGTAAAGTTTTTGTTGAAGGAAAAAATGATTATTATAAAAATTATGAGATAGATTACACACCACCCGGTTATGAACTCGTAGACGAAAAAACAGGTAAAGCTGTTAGGACTAAAGGAGACTTCATGGCACAAGAAGAAGTTCCTGTAAACATAGATCCAGATGGTAATGCAGACTTTGATGCAGAGGTATTAGAAAGTGTTGATAATATTTTAAGTAGCGATGCAAGAGCTATGGAAGAATTTGCAACAGGTAACAGAATTAAAGAAATGAAACGAGGCGAGTTTGAAGTAGGTAGAGCAGAATCTTTAGCAGACGCAGCAAGAAAAGGTGAAGATTTTTCTAAAGGCGGTCTAGCCTACATGTTAGGAGAATAATGAAGATAGCACACTACGAACAGATGATGGATTACCTTACAGGCCCTAGAGAAAGTTTTAGGAATGGCGGTAGAATTGGTTTTGCTAATGGTGGAAAATCAGCAGCAGAGAGACAACGTGAGTATAGAGAAAGAAATCCATACAAACTAAAAACAACAGACATCGTTGCGGATGGAGTAAAATACTCTATTCCCAATAATGCAATGAAACCAGAAAATGCAAAAGGTTTTATAAAATTTTTAAATAAATTAGAAAAAGATTCAAACTTAGAAAACTATAGAAAACTAATAGCTAAAGAATCAAAACCAGTTCAAAGAGTTATAAGAAGTTATCGTGCTTATTTGCAGAATGAAAAGGCTGGTGCTTTTGCAACAGGAGAAGGAGAAAATTTAAGAAAACTATTTGACGAATTAAAACTTCCAAAAAAATCTAAAAATTTTTTAAGTAAAGTAACTTCTAAAGATATTAAGGGACAGATCGTACAAACAGCTACGAAAGCTGCAGGCGAAGCAGCCAAAGGCACATCAATGGATGTTGTAAACTCAGTTAGAGATATTTTTGTTAATGATCCTAACAACGCTCCAAGTTTAGATGAAATTGCAGAGGGATTAGAAGGATCTCCAAAATGGAATGCTGCTAGTGAATCAGAAAAAATTAAAATGAGAACTAAAGCATCTAATGGTGTGGCTCAATTTTTACAAGCCGTAACCGCAGATAGAAAAGTAAAAGGTTTTAAAGATATTGCCCCAGAAACTTTAGGAGATATTGTTCAATATATTGATGATAATAAAAGAGGTCAGTTTAGATTTGCTGAGGGATTAATTAGAGATTACAAAATTAAATTAAGAGACTCTTTGATTAAAGGAGATTTTGAAAGCTTAAGAAGAAATATACCTGGACAAAAAGGTAAAGTTATAGACGAAGTGTTTGGTCTATCTGCAACTTTTGAAGATGCTCCGGGCTACACAGAGAATGTGCAATTTATTTCTAACGAAGCAAATAAATTAAAAAGAACACAAATAGACAAACCTTTTGCTGCTATATTAAAAGCCGTAAAAGAAGGCAGAGATACTGTAACGTTTGATAAAGAAAAAAAGATACCAATATCACAAGCCATTAAAGATTTTAACAACAAGTCAAAAGTATTTAGTAATGTAAACAAAATATCTACACCACAAATCTTTGTTGGAGATAATTTAGATGCTACGAAACTAGTATCAAATTTTGATAAATATTCACCACAAGCACAACAAAATATAAAACAATTAGCAAAACAAGGTTTTATTTTAAACTCAACTAAACCAGCTACACCTGCTGGAACTTTTAAAACAGGCACAACACTTAACGCAAAGATACCTCTTGTTAGTGAATTATTTGATATGGCAAAAAGTATACCTGACGATATAAGAAGAGCAAAATATTTAAAAGCAGGTTTTAAAACTTTAGGTTTAGGAGTAGCACCTCTAGTTATTTATGATACTTATAACGCATATAAACAAGGCAAGCCTATACTGGAAACTTTAGAACAAGGTTTAATAGGAACAGACATCATCGGTGGTACAAAAAGATTTATGTCTTTAACACCAGAGGAACGTGATGCAAGAGCCATTGTTAAACAAGACGCCCTTAATAATTTAAATTTAGATATGCCAACAGGTTTTGGTTTTATCCAAGGACCAGATCCAACTTTAGATTTAACTTTAGAAGAAGCACAAGCTAAAGCAACAGCTGGTAAAGAAAGAGTTGAAAGTATAGAAGCTCAAAAAAATTTTGGCCGAGCAACAGATAGAGCTAATTTTTTCGGTGACATTAAAGATAGAATATTGGGTGCACCACAAGAAATTGAATTAGCAGGAGGGGGCATAGCTAAATTAGCAGGTAAATCATCAGGCCCGCCACCAGAATCAGGACCCTTACCACAGGGCTTGGATTTTTTAATAAAACGTGGTAGACAATCGTAGGAGTTTAAATGGCAGATATAGATAAAGGACTTCCTAACACTCGTACCCAGGTTAAAGTTCCGGGCGAAGAGGTCGAGATAAAGGAAGAAATTAAAGAACAGCAACCCGTTGAAGTTATCCCCGAAGAAGATGGTGGTGCAACGATTGACTTTGATCCAAGTGCAGTAAACGTACCTGGAACAGAATCTCATTTTGATAATCTTGGAGATATTTTACCTGACGATGTTTTAGAACCGTTAGGCTCTGATTTAAAAAATAATTACATGGACTACAAAATGTCCAGAAAAGAATGGGAGAAAGCATACACAGATGGTCTAGATCTCTTAGGATTTAAATACGAAAATAGAACAGAGCCTTTTCAAGGTGCTTCAGGTGCCACGCACCCTGTACTAGCAGAAGCAGTAACTCAGTTTCAAGCTACAGCATACAAAGAATTATTACCAAGTGATGGTCCAGTAAGAACACAAGTTCTTGGAATTAAGACACCACAAAAAGATCAGCAAGCACATAGAGTAAAAGATTTTATGAATTATCAAATCATGGATCAGATGAAAGAGTACGAACCAGAATTTGATTCTATGTTATTTCATTTACCTCTTGCAGGATCTACATTTAAAAAAGTTTATTACGATGATTTATTAGGCAGAGCAGTTTCTAAATTTGTACCTGCCGATGATTTAATTGTACCTTACACAGCAAACAGTTTAGCAGAAGCTGAAGCCATTATTCACGTGGTAAAAATTTCTGAGAACGATTTACGTAAACAACAAGTTGCAGGATTTTATTCTGATGTTGAATTAACACCACCAGGTGTTAGCGTAAATGATGACGTTTCAAAAAAAGAAAAAGAATTAGAAGGCACTAAAAAATCTGGAAAACCAATTCCTATGTATACTCTTCTTGAGTGTCATGTGGATCTA